AGCGCAGCAAGGTATCCAGTTACCACAGCCTGGACCAAACGGGGAGTTACCACAGCTACCCCCAGAAATGGAAAATCAAATTGCGATGGCCGCAGCTCAAGCAACGCAGCAAATAACAGGTCAAGAGCAAGCACTAGCGCAAGCGATGGCCGCTCAGCAGCAAGATCCGCAACGCGAGATGTTCCAAGAGCAAATGAATTTGGAATACGAGAAACTGTCTCAGAAAGACAAAGACTCGCAGCGTAAGACAGAGCTTGAATTAGAAAAACTAGATTCGCAAGAACGACAAACAGATCTTAAGGTTACTGCAGACTTGCAAGAAGCTGAAATGCAGAATGAGCGAGATATTGATGCAAACTTAACTGAAATAGCAAAAGCAGTAAGAGAATCTAAGGAGAAGCTCTAATGCCAAAAGTAGGTAGTAAACATTATTCGTACAGCCCAAAAGGAATTGCAAAAGCGAAAGCGGCTGCAAAGAAAAAAGGGGTAAAAGTGCAGTATAAGAAAAAAGGCGGGTCAACTAAAACTAAAGGTAGAAAATGAGAAACTATTACGACGCGAACAACGCCAAGCCTAGCTCTCAGCCGAAAGGTGTGAAGGTAGAGCCAATGAAGGCTTCTGCTAAAGGCTTTGCTCAAGCTAAAGAAGTAAAAGCGGGAACGGTTATAGATGGCACAGAAACCAAAACAAAAGGTGGCGGTGCTGCAACTAAAGGTTTGAATTTTTATAGATACATTAGCGATTAATGGACTATATCAAGTTTTCGGAGCATTTGCTCCGCAAAATGCGAGAGAGGCAACAAGAACTTTCGCAAACACTGGCTTCGGGCAGTGCACAGGATTATTCTCACTATGTGAGGATAGTAGGCGAAATATCAGGTTTAAATTTCGCTGAACAAGAAATAGTGAACCTGCACTCTAAAATGGAAGAGATAGATGACTGATACTGTACCGGATCGTGTCCTAAATTTTGGGTCTGACACTGAGAAAGAAGAATCTCAGATCACGCCTGAAAATATAGAAGCACACGCAGATAAACTTCCCGTACCTACGGGATACAGGATTTTAATCCTGCCTCACGAGCCTAAGAGCACCACTAAAGGTGGGATTATGCTTGCAAAGCAAACTCTCGAAAAGGAACGAATAGCTGCGATTGTAGGCTTAGTCGTTTCTGTTGGATCAAGTGCGTATGGAGACAAAGAAAAGTTTCCAGATGGACCTTGGTGCAAAGAGGGGGACTTTATAATCTTTGGACGCTATGCAGGGGCTAGGTTCAATATTGAAGGCGGCAGTATGCGGCTTTTGAACGATGATGAAGTGCTTGCTGTAATAAACGACCCAGAAGACATTCTGCAATAATATGGAGTTATAGCTGTGGCTGAACAAACTATAGAATTGGACCTTCCTGAAGGGGAAGTAGATATTCACGAAGCGGATGTGATTCAAGAAAGCACTCCTGATGTGGATACAGGCGATCAAACGATCGAAGAGTCTCAACACACTGAAGAAGTGGACGAATACAGTGCTGGTGTTAAAAAACGTATTGATAAGTTAACTTATCGAATGCGCGAGGCAGAAAGGCGAGAACAAGAAGCAATTAAATTCGCTCAAAATGTTCAAGCTGAAAACCAAACACTTCAGGGCAAACTAACTTCTTCAGATACAACATTAGTTAATGAATATGACGCTCGCGTTAAGTCTGATGCGGAAAGAGCTAGAAAAGCTCTTAAAGAAGCACAGGAACTAGGTGATGCGGAAGCGATAGCCTTAGCTACAGAAGCGGTTGCTAAAACTTCATTAGAAGCGCAGAATGTTCAGCGTTTGCAAAGACAACAAAAGGTAAGAGCTGAAAGGCCACCTCCTGCTCCGCAGCAGCAAGCCCCACAGCCCCCACCTCCTTCGATAGATCCTATCACGGAAGAATGGGCAGAACGAAATAAATGGTTTGGGAGTGATCGGGTAATGACCCAAGCTGCTATGGATATTCACGAAGAGATGATCGCCGAGAATAACCAAAGAGGGCAGCTGGTTTGGAATCCACAGTCTCCCAGCTATTATAAAGAGGTTGATAAAAGGATGCAGGAATATTTCCCGCAAAAATTTGATCAAGCACAACCCGTGCAACAATCCGCTGTTGCTGGGCCTAGCCGTGGGGTTGGGTCTCCTAATCGCGGAGCACGCAAAGTTTCACTCTCTCCTTCACAGCAAGCAATTGCTAAGAGGATCGGGGTGCCGTTAGAAGAGTACGCAAAATATGTATAGAGGAGATAAAGAATGACAGATCGAACTCCTAGATCTGCTGATACACGAGCAAAGAAGGCTCGCAGAAAAACTTGGCAACCACCTTCAATGTTGGACGCCCCAGAAGCACCTCCTGGATATAAACACAGGTGGTTACGTGCAGAAGTCCGAGGACACGATGACAAAGCGAATATGTCTAAACGTATTCGTGAAGGATTCGAACCAGTAAGAGCGGAAGACTATCCAGAGTTTGACTCTCCTACAATAGACGACGGTAAGCACGCGGGTACAATTGGAGTCGGTGGGCTAGTGCTTGCAAAAGTTCCAGAAGAAACCGTAGAGGAAAGAACTGATTACTTTAGACAAAGAAGTCAGGAACAACTTCAGGGAGTAGACAACGACCTTTTGCGAGATAGTGATCCTAGAATGCCTATTAGTAAACGGGACATTCAAAGGAACTCTAAAGTTGAATTTGGCAGTCGGGACGTAAGTTCTGATTAAATATCACTCTAATATGAGGGTTTAACAATGGCGAATACGGATAAACCTAACGGTTTTACCCCTGCTTTCTCTATGTATGGAGGAACGATTAGACCCAAGAAATTGCGTATTGCAAGTGCATACGGAACTGCTATTTATAGCGGCGACGTAGTCACGCTTTCTTCGGGTTATGTCAATCAAGCAGGAGCAACCTCAACTCCCGTTGGCGTGTTTTACGGTGTGTATTACACGGCTACGGATGGGACTCCTACGTTTTCTAAATCGTGGACAGCAAGTACAGCCACACTCGGTAGCGCAGATGCTGAAGCATATGTGTATGCTGATCCTGGTATTGTGTACGAAGCACAGTTCACAGCAGGAACTCCTGCAGTAAGTTTTATCGGCAATAAGTACACTTTGAGTACAACTGCCGGTAGTTCTACTAACGGACGTTCAAAAGAGGGTGTAACAGCTACTACTTCTAGTGGTGTTGCTTTATGTGTCGGTTTTGTAGATTCTCCCAGCAATGCTATTGGTGCATATGCTCGGGCGTACTTTACATTCCCAACTAACACCTTCGCAGTTTAAGGAGAGTAATTAATGGCTATTAATAGAGCACAACTCGTTAAAGAGCTTGTTCCTGGCCTTCATGCTCTCTTTGGACTTGAGTATGATAGGTATCCGAATGAGCATGAAGAGATTTTCGATACCGAAAACTCTGAAAGGGCTTACGAGGAAGAAGTTATGCTAACTGGCTTTGGCGAAGCACCGGTCAAGAGCGAAGGCTCCTCGGTGAACTACGACACGGCTCAGGAAGCATGGACAGCACGTTACACACACGACACGGTCGCTTTGGCCTTCAGCTTGACTGAAGAAGCCATAGAGGACAATCTGTATGACACGCTGTCTTCTCGGTATACACGCGCACTAGCACGTTCCATGATGACCACTAAGCAGATTAAGGCAGCTAATGTATTAAACAATGCATTTAGTTCTTCTTATACTGGTGGTGATGGAAAAGAGCTTTGTGCAACTGACCACCCAACCGTTGCGAATGAAGATCAGAAAAATGAACTGTCTACGGCAGCTGATTTGAATGAAACTTCATTAGAGCAAGCGTTGATTGATATTGCTGCGTTCGAAGATGAGCGCGGTCTTAAAATCAATGCTCAAGCAAGAAAGCTAATTATCCCACCTGCTTTGCAGTTTGTTGCGGATAGGCTTCTTGAGTCGCAAGGAAGAGTAGGTACAGCAGACAATGATATTAACGCTGTTCGCAATATGGGCATGGTCCCTGAAGGCTACACAGTAAATCATTATCTAACTGATACTGATGCTTTCTTCTTGAAGACTGATGCTCCTAACGGCCTTAAGCATTTTGTTCGTACGGCTGTATCAACAAACATGGAAGGTGACTTCGAAACCGGAAATGTTCGATACAAAGCCAGAGAGCGTTATAGCTTTGGTTGGTCTGATTGGAGAGGTATTTTCGGCTCTCCTGGAGCATAATACCACAGGGGGGCTATGCCCCCCTTTAATTCTGGGAATATAATAGCCCTAGCGACTGTCCCAGCAGACGCTTACGAAGACTCTAGGGCGAACCCTTTCGTAAGGAGGAAAACCGATGGCTCAGACGACTTTCGCTGGCCCTATTAGATCACTAGCTGGTCTTATCAACGCAGGATACAGTGGTGTTGTTAGCTTAACCGCTGATACTTCAATTACTGTGGCTGCTCATGCGGGTAGACCGCTTCTTTGTAACGATGCAGATGGAGTGTTTACTCTTCCTAGTATTGTAGTTACGGAACCCACTGATAAAGGGGATCCAAACCAAACAGCAAATCTAGGTGCCCAGTTCACGTTTATAGTAGTAACTGCTGCAACTGATATGGATATCAAAACAGACGGCACTGACAAATTTGTTGGTGGTTCGTATACTGGTCTTGATGATAGTGCTGCGGGTAAAACTTTTATTTCTGGTGCATCTAACGATGTATTTACCCAGAATGGAACCACTAAAGGTGGATTAGTAGGAAGTGTTGTGGTTTTCACTGCAATGGCAAGTGCTAAATACCACGTAGCAGGACAGTTATTGGGTTCAGGTACTATAGTCACTCCATTTGCTGACTCTTAATAAAGGAGTAAATTGATATGGCAGATGCAGTTACCAGTACAACTATTATTGACGGTACGCATAGAGCAGTCATACAGCTAACAAATCTTAGTGACAGCACTGGAGAAAGTGCTGTTAATAAAGTTGATGTTAGTGCGCTGAATGCTAGAGCTGATGGAACTGCGTGTAGTGGTGTTACTATTGATAAAGTGCACCACTCTATAACTGGTTTTACCCAAGTGCAGTTGTTTTGGGATGCAACCACGAATACGATCGCGTTAGCATTAGCAGAATCAAGTAACGGTCATATGGACTTTAGCGGTTTTGGTGGAATACAGAATACTTCTGGGTCTGGAAAGACAGGGGATATTCTTTTAACCACTATAGGTGCCGCAAGCTTAGACACATATGTTATTGTTCTTGATGTATTAAAGCATTACGGATAAATGGCTACTTCAGGTACTAGAACCTTTAGCTTAGACGTAGCGTTAGCTATAGAGGATGCATACGAACTAGCAGGACTGGAACTTCGTACAGGTTACGATGCAGTCACTGCTAGGCGTTCTCTAAATTTAATGTTTGCGGATTGGTCTAACAGAGGGGTTCAGCTTTGGGAAGTTGCAGAAGTTTCTCAGACCTTAACTGAGGGAGATTCTTCTTACGACTTAAATTCGTATGACATTGACATATTAGATGCAATCATTCGTAGAGATGTAAACGGTATTCAAACTGATTTTCAAATTTCAAGAATTGATCGTAATGAATATTTTAATGTTCCAAATAAAGACACAAAAGCTAGACCTACACAGTTTTATGTAGAACGAACGACAACGCCTAAAGTATATCTATGGCCTTCTCCGGAGAACTCTACAGATATATTTGTCTCATATAGATGGCAACGCATTCAA